AATCGTCTTTTTGTATTCGAGGCTGATACTTACCAACAAAGAAACCGCCAACATAATCTTCTAACGCCTGTGCATTTATTAGTGCATCAGAATATCCTACTTTAATAATTGGATTAGCAGCAAAGTCCACAATGTCGTTTGTTGGATCTACTGGATCAGTTGTATATTCAAAAATTTGTTTATGATACTCGTTACATCCTTGTACAGTAACAACGCCTGTACCTTGACTAATAAGATTTAAATCAGCACCTCCAGTATTAATACTAGTAGTGCGTATACCAACAATAGCACCGTTTTGTGCATTGCCAATTCTTCCTACAAATGCACCATCACCTGGTGCTTCTGTATTAATGCCTTCATCAAATATCCAAAATGCATCTGAGCCGCCTCTGTCAATCTGTATACCAGCAACATCATCTACAATTACGCCACCGCTAGCATTACCTTGATTAATTGTAATAAACGGGTCGTCTACTACGAGCTCTGTACTGTTAATAGTTGTAGTATCACCATCAACTTGCAAGTCGCCTATAATTCTTACAATACCGCTATTACCTGGATCCAAGCGAATTTCACCACCTTCGGTTACTGTAATTTTATAATCGCCGCTAACATTTAAATACTTTGACATTAATTATTTCCTAAAAGTAAGTAGGGGATTTCTCCCCTACTATATTACTCAACTTATTAATCAACTGGATCGTCTGACTCAAAGTCGTCTGCATCTGGTGATCCGTCTACGTTATCAATAACTGCATCGTCACCTGCTTCTTCAATTTCAACTGCACCGTCTGTAGTGCTATCGCTGAAGTTCCAAGCAATGCTTTCGCCTGTATCTAATGTTACTTTACGTCCTGCAATTTTAGTTACTTGCTTTGGATTGCCAGCATCGTCAAGAACTGTAATAGTCATTTCACCTGCTGCTACTGCTGCTGATGCTTTGTCTACTAGTGTACAATCTTCTGTTGCTGTACCGTCTGTGCAACGGAACTTTTTAGATCCTAGTTGCTTAACGATCCAACCGTTTACTGAAGCTGTACCATTATGAAATTGAACTTTAATTTCATCGCCACCAGCTGTCGGTGGTCCAAAATATCTTTTGTTTAGTGGTCTTCCCATTTGTTTTCTCCTATAAAAAGTAGTCCTATGCCCGTTCTATGAGCTACGCTGTGGGTACAGCATAAGTCCGCCTTGCGGCACACTATCTGACATATGTATTTATCAAAAGAGAAAAAAGCCCGACACAGTTAAGCATTGGGCTTTTTTAAATTTATTTTACTGGTCCTAGCCAAATTAAAAATGCTAATAAGGCTATAACAAATATAAGTCCCCAAGGACTAGGTTGCGGGGCTTTACTCATATGTTTCCTTAAAAAAGCACCCCGAAGGGTGCTGTTTATTATTCGCAGTCTAATGTTTCTATTAGCTTGCTCATATCAACTTCAGGGGGTTCTGTTACTTGTTCATTACATACATTGTTACTTCGAAGCCGAATCTCATCTCTGTTGCTGTCGGTGTTTTCCACATAGTGTACTCCATAAATTAAGTTAATAAAAATTGTACTACAATAGTATTTAAACATATTTAGAAGCAAAAGTCATACGTAAAATCATTAAAATTTAGTCAATAAAAAAGGGCGACCTAAGCCGCCCTTTAATACTGTTATTACCTAGGTAATATTATGAGAACGTTACGTTGCTCATTGTTACTGTACCTAGATAATCCGCTGCATTGCCTAGTGACGATGCAGTGTTGTTTAGCTCAACATAACCATAACGTGTCATGAATGATACGACTGGCTCAAATGTATCTGGGTCTAGTACTACACCGCTGCTCATCAATGGAATGTATGGGCAGTAGAATGCAGCAGCATCAGATTCTGAAGAACCTTTGTAACCAACTAGTACAGCTGAATCGTCTGCACTGTATGTGTTTACATAGATTTTCATAGCATTGTTCAATGTACCAACAAACTTAGTGTTTGTAGGTGCTTCAAACGAACCTTCAGTTGTACGTGCAAACGCTGAAGTAGTTGCTGATTGTAGAACAGTTAGTGCCTGTGGAGACACAACAGCCCAGTTACCAGCGCCACGACGTGTGCGTTGTGCAATAGTGTTTGCAACACGGTTGATTTGAACAGCTAATGCAGCGTGTTCGTCACCAACGAATGTAGCAGTACCACTAACACCTGCTTGGTTGTATGCTTCTTGGTTGCTTGACCCTGCAAGTGCAGTTAGTGAAGCTAGTACTTCTTGGTCGATTTCAGCAGTAATCTCTTGTGCCAAAGCAGCCATGATTTCAGCTTCAACGTCGATGCCATGTTGTGACTGTGCGTCTTGCGCAGCCTCAAATGTCCAACGTGCTGATAGCTTACGTGACTTAGCTTCAACAGTCTGTTTCAAGATCTGAATGCTTAGTTTGTTACCAGCAGCACCTTCTAGTGAAGCAGTTGTATCTGCTTTACCAGCACCAGCACCGGAGTACTGTTCAGCAATTTTGAATGGGCTTAGAGCTTCTTCGCCTGCTGTAGTTGTTTGTGCGCTGTCGGCAGTGTTAGTTACTGCATCTGCGTAACGAACACGTAGTGTGTGGATCTGACCCACTGGTCCTGTCATTGGCTGTACACCTACCAACTCGTTTGCAATAACGGTTGGCATTACACGTCTAATAACTGGTAAGATAACTCTGTTTAGAGTTGCAACATTACCGGCAGAAGTAGCACCTGCAGTAGCACTTTCAGACAAATACTTGCGAGTATTTTCTAGAGTTGCTTCCATAACAGATTTTTTATTACCTGTTAGTCCTTCAACTAGGGCACCTTTGGTCTCCTGCCAGCGACTTTCTAGTAGTTCTGACATTTTATTCTCCTTAAAATTATATTCCAGCTAGACGCTTAAATTCAACCAAGTTGTCTTTTGCGTCTGCTTGTCTACTAACGTTAGTTTGCGATTGTTCGCGATTGCCTGTAATTTCTTTGCCTTCTGTTAATTTCGCCTTTTTGGCTGGAGTGTTACCGTCAATAACTGCCGGTAGGTACTTGTCAAATGACTTACGTAAGTTAGCCGTTTGTACAGATTCCAGTAAATCCATCATAATTTCCTTCTGATCCTTACTTAAAGGAGACATAAGTTCATTAATCGTGTCTTTGCGAGTTGCTGCTTCAACTAAACGCTTCTTCTCAGTTGCCTGAGCTTCTGCAAGTTGTTTCGCTTTTGCTGCAAATGTTTTTGCTTCTGCTAATTGCTTGTCCTTAGTTTTAAGAACATTCAATAGTTTGGCTGTTTCTGACTTCTCATTTAAGTAAGAGCCAGCATATTCAGAAGCAAATGCTTCGAATAGTTTGCGACCGAAGTCGTTTCTACGTGCTTCTTCAATATCTTCTTTCAGTGCGCCAATTTCTCCCTTAAGAGCTTTGTCAACTGTTTCTGATACTGCTTTAGCACTTCTTTCGATAAAGTTAGTTTTAACTTTAGCGAAGTGTGTTTTAGCTTCACGTACTAAACGTACTTTTGTTTCAGCTAAGTCTTTTTTGTCTTCATGGAACTCTGCAATTTCTTTTGCAAGTGCTTCAACAACAAATTCTTCAAGTTTTCCGAAGTTTTGTGCCATTGCTTTTTGATCTTCATGTAGTTCACTAACTTCTTTAGTAAGTGACTCCATTACAAAACCTTTTAGTAGGTCTGCATTTTCACGCATTTTGACTACATACTTTGCACGGGCTTCTGCTAACTGCTTACGATCTTCAGCAAATTCAGCAATTTCTTCTGCTAAACGCTCAGAAACAAGTGTGTCAATGGCTTCAACCATTGTTGACTTGTCATGCTCATACTTTTGAGCAAACTCTTCGCGTAATTCAGCAGTAACTTGAGTACGATTTTCTTTGATCTTCGTGTCCCAAGCCTCTTGAATTTCGTTGCGCACTGATTCTGAAACTACATCATTTTCAAAAAGTGTTTTTAGTGCATCCAACATATTATTTTCTCCTCGTTATTGGAGTTTGCTGATTATATTAATCAGCGATTCCTTTAGATACTTTTGTGCCTTTGGGTCTTCTTTTGTTGCCTGTGCTAGTTCGTATGCCTTGTAGCCGCCACGTGCATTCATTAAATGCTCGTAGATTGGTGTTGGGTATGCGCCTGGAGCACTTGGTTGTGCAACAACGTCTACCGTAATAATTTCAAAGTCGGAAACTTCATTGCCGCCGTCCTCTGATACGTTACCAGAGCCCCTACTGGAAACACCTAATTTAACACCTGCTTGAATCATAGTGCTAACTAACTGTCCCATAGGGGTTGGTAGAATTTTTAACTTGCCATAACCGTTTGGTCCATCCATCCACATATCTGTGATCATATGGCTTACACGATCTAAGTTAATGTTAAGGCCTTCTGGATGATCAACTTCACCGAGAACACTGTATCCTCCACTAATTTGATCATTGAGAGTTTTGACAGCCCTTCCAATCTCGTTTACAGGATATACACGCTGGTTTGCATTACGCACTCCGCCTTGTATGCAGATACCTTTCATAAAAAGGTCTTTGCCCCCGTTGGGATTTTCAGTAGACTCAACGACCATATTCGCTTGGTCAAACGTCAAATGCTCTCGTAAGTTTTTCATTCAAACTTCCTTATTTTGCTCTCTTAGGTGCGCCGTTTAATGGGCTTCCTGCACCTTTGTCAGCAGTTTCGCCTGCGCCTTTTTTCTCAGCGCCGTGGCCTTTTGGCTGTGCTTTCATTGACTTAGAAGCTTTTCCGCCTGGTACATTAACATTTCCTAGGTTATCTTCTTTATCTGAAGGATTAGCTAGTCCGCCTTGTGTACCGCCTGTACCGCCGTCACCACCGCTTGCGATGTTTGCAGTTGTACCGCCCATATCATTTTTACCTGCTACTGGAGACTTAGTGTTTGCACCATTGTCGCCCATTTTAGCTGATACTTTTTCAACATACTCGCGCATTTGCTCGCCTGCTGTTTTAGGCTGCTTAGACTCTTCAACTTCTTCTTCGTCGTCGTCGTCTTCGTCAGTAGCTTCGTCTACTTCTTCGTCTTCAGCTTCGCCAAAGTATAGAGACTCTTCTTCAGTCTCGTCTTCACCTTCTTCGTCGCCGCCCATGTCATCCATGTCGCCTTCGTCGTCGGATCCTTCTTCACTTTCACCACCTGCCATCATTTTTTCAAATTCAGCTTTTAGGTCGTCTAGTGCATCTTCTAGGTCTTCAACACGATCTTCAACATCGCCTTCTTCACCTTCATCTTCTTCACCTTCTTCGTCGTCGCCAGCTTCGATGTCACCCATCATGTCATCAGCTGGATCGCCGCCCATATCCATTGGGTCAGCTTCGACTTCAAATTCGTCTAGGTCAAAACCTTCGTCAACTTCTTCTTCGTCGTCGTCGTCTTCGTCAGTAGCTTCGTCTAGATCTTCATCTGACTCTTCAACTTCTTCGTCAGTTGTTTCATCAACTTCTTCGTCTGCTACTTCTTCTAAATCATTTTCTAGTAGTCCTTCGTAGATGTCTCTCGACTTCTCTACGACAATCTCGTGAAATAGCTCTTCTGCGCCTGCTTTATCTTCATTGATAAGACGCTCAAGCATTTCTTCAAATTTATTGCGATCTGCCATTTTTTTGTTCTCCTATAAAAAAGTTACCTATGGTAAGGCTGTCATTTGTATTTACTATTTATATGAAAATGTACGTAGATATCGGCTCAAAACGAACCGTTTTGAAAGGCAACTACGGAAAATCGAATATTTTTTTAAAATCTTCGACATAAATGTTCTTAAAGTTGCTAAATTTATTTAGTTCTTGTGGCTGATAGTTATCATATGTTATAACTCTATGAAATGTAATTAACGGATTATCTTTAATTACTCTAGCAGTTTGTTTAAGCCAATTTCCATAATACGTTGCACTATCTGTTACTTTTTTGTAATTTGGAGTTCCAGCATATAAATTATTAATCAATTTTCCGTCTTTTAGACCTTTATAATCAAACCCAAGTATGTATATATTTTTATATGTAGGCAAGTGTTGAGTAGCAAGATACAATGCCGTAGGTCCTGAGCTCCATCCTCTAGAAGGTTTAAAATAATTTAATCCTTCTATGTATCTGTATGATTTATTTGAATTTGTCCAAACGTTTGGATTACGCATTTGATACTTGTGTTTGTCTATTTCAAGTATCATTTTAACGTCAACTGCAACTAAGTAGTCGGGATCAAATTCTCGATAAATTGCGTTACATCCATATATATTACCATACTGCTGTAAATGATTAAGATCAATTTCTTTACGACTTGTGCCGTTACCTAAAACAAACCCGTATTCTTTTCCAGTATGATCGTTTAAAATTTTTGGCTGAGAAGTAGCTTCGAGATATTTTTCAGACTCTTTTTGACGCTTTCTTTCGGCTAGTAATTTTTTTATTTGTTGTTTAGTATATTTAGATTTGTCTATTTTTGCCATTAAACGCCCGCTTCAGCATTAGCTGCTACACCATACATTTGACGAACAAAACCTAATTCTTGGTTTTGCTCTTTTGTATGTAGCTCTGATGCTTTGCGAACTTTATTAATTTGGCGTAATGTTAGCCGGGTTTTACGTGTATCGTCGTATTCAAGAGGTGACTGATCATCGCGCTCTTCGTAGCGATCATCTTCTGTAGGTTCAAAAGTTTCTTTATCGTAATAAAATAATTCACGTAGTATCATAGTATAGTATTTATATCGTTTGATCCGTTGTTGGCGGCGCACTTGCTTCTGCACCTGCTTCTGGAGTTGCGCCTGCCATCTCATCTCCGCCCATAGTTGGATCGGGTTCTTCACCAGTAGTATCTTCAATAGATCCAAGGTCTGAACTAATACCTGCTGAACTAATACCTGCGCCTCGCATTTCGCCTGCGGCGTCTGTAGTAGGTTGCTCTAAGTTTTCGTCATTTTCTTCACGCCATAGACGTTCGTTTTCTGCAATTTCTTCATCTGACATACCTAAGAAACGTTTCATAGCAAATCGATTTGAGATATATGGAATTGCACTCATCTGTGTATATGTTGGTACACGAGCATTGTCAATTTCACTTTGTCTGTAGCTTGCAAAATTTTGTGGTGGTTGGAATCTAACATCAAACATTGCTGTATCAATGTTAACACCTTTTTCAAGTAGAAAACGTTTAAATTCTTGATTAAATTCTTCTACAACCAAGTTCTGTAATCGTTCGCAATATGTGTTGAACCTAAGTTCTTGTATGTATGCTGTTCCGACTCTACCATCACTGTATTGAGAGTTTCCATCATCGGGCCCAGTCGGAAGATAACTGGAAGGGATTCGTAAACCGCGTACGAGCTTATTAGTAAAATATCTAAGATCATCAATTTCTCCTAAGTTTGTACCACCTGGTAGTGTTTCAACTTTTGAGCCACGTCCTTCAGCAGTTTGTGGGAAGAAGTAATCTTCGTTGATTGATAGGGGATTGTAAGCTGAGTCTATAACGTTTTGGCCACCCCCCGTTTGCGATGGGATACGTCTTTGATGTATTTCCGTCTTAACACGTTCCACAAATTGCATAGCAAGGTGTGAAGGCATGTTACCCACATCAACGTAGAATACTCTTCTTTCTGGAGCTCTTTGTACACGATATATAATAATCGCATCTTCGAGCAATTCTTTTTGTTTGAATACTTTGAAGATAGTTTCAAGTAATGAATTACCAAATGGATAGTTTAAGTCTAGTCCTTCTGACAGGCTCAAATGTACAACGTGTTCTGCATCTACAGATATTTCGTTTTCGCCTGTTTGGAAACGACTGCCGCCTGTACTAGTTTGTGTGTTACCAACCATACCGCGAACACCGCCTTGAATAAAGCCATCGCCACCGCCAGTAACATTACCGTTAGTTTGATACGGTGTAGTTGCTACCATTTCAGCAAAGTTTAAGTTAAAGTCTTTAACTACGTACTGCTCAGGTGTTTTACCTTCACTTTCATTAACAATAATTTTTGTAACTTTTGCAGGATCAATATGGAATAATTTTTTAGTTTCTGGATCTCTAATAAAGAATTGATCGCCATACTTAAACACGTTACGCATCAAGCGGAACATACGTGTTTCAAAGTTTTGTAATTTACACCATTGTTGCAAGTACTGCTGAATAATAGTAATTTCTGAATTAGTTGCTTTAGTTTTAAAGTCAATTAAGAAAGGTGTTTTATTTTGTTTGTTTTGTTGTGTTGTAAATTCAGCAAGGATATCAAGAGCAGCATTTACTTCTGAATCTAAATCCATTGTGTTGTATTGTCCGTAGCGTTCAACTCTGTTTGGTGAACCTACATACACATCAGGCAAGTAACTTGAGTAGTTTGATTTGGCTGGACCGGCTTGGCCGCCACCGCTACCGGCTCGAGTAAACGGACTATAACTTCCTTCTGGGTTATTACCAGTTTTTACTGGTGTAAAGTGTTTTTTCCAACTCATGTCTATCCTATTCCTGCTTGTAAATTATTAGAAATTGCTGCAACAGTGTTTCTTGTATTCCTATTTCCTTCTTCTTGAAGAAGTTTTAGATCTTTAACTAACGTATTTAACACAGATAGCTGATCTTCGAGGCCTGACCCGGAGCCGCCACCACCTAACTGTCCACTTGATAACATACTAGCAGCAGAAACTCCTGTTCCGCCGCCCATCATGCCTTTATTGTCTTCTGCTAGTACGTCATTTAATTGTTCTAGTGTTGCAACTAGTTTTTCCATACTACTATTATACGCTTCTACAGCTGAATTGTCAAGTCCTGCTTGCATTCTTTCTAGTTCTGTATTAAACGTTTGCATAGAACCAATATCTGCAAGTTCTGCTTTTAATAATTTTGCTTGTTCTAATTGATGTCCATAATCTAGTGTTGAAAGGCTAGAAAGATTTCCAGGTGCAGATACATCTGGCATAGGTTCTGCACTAGATACTGACGATGTTGCAGTAGTACCCGGCTCATCACCTCCAAGTAGCGATTTACCTTCACCACCTAACCAAGTTGGTAGATAATCTGTAAAATCAGGTAATTCAAAATCAAAACTAAAGAAACCTTTTACTTTATCAATAATACCTTGAAATAAACTGCTTATACTTGGCATTTCCATGCCTTCGAAACTAAACCAACCTTTAACAGTATCCCAGGCGCCGGTAGCCAATCCTGATAACGAAAAGCCACTCTCTCCTTCACCAAATGTAAACCAACCAGTTACTGTATTCCACATATTTGTAGCAACAGTACTAATACTAAACGACTCGCCTTCACCAAACGTAAACCAACCTTTAACAGTATTCCAAGCATCTGTTGCCATTTGTGAAATGCTAAATGAAGTTCCGTCAAGACCAAACCAACCGGTTACTGTATTCCAAGCATCAGTTGCTAATGATGCAATTCCGCCAATAATGTCTGCTTGTAAGCTAAACCAACCTTTAACAACTTCCCAGGCTTTAGTTGCAAGTGCTGAAATACTAAATCCTTCTTCTCCAAAAGTAAAGAATCCTTTAATAGTAGTCCAAGCATCAGTTAATGGCTTCATAAAGTCAACCCCGTCCCACCAAGTTTTAATACCTGTGAATATTCCAGTAATTGCGTTCCAGGCATCTTCTGCCCAACCTTTAATTGTACTCCAGCCAAACATAGCAGCAATAGCAATACCAATTGCACCAAATGCACCTATGAACGGAGCAAATATTAGTGTAGCAATACCAGCTGCTAAACCAATTAATATTGTATCAGCACTTGGTAACATTGAGCTAATTGCTTCGGAAATCCAGTCGCCGATCATCTTACCAAATCCGCCGTCTTCTTCGCCAGCGCCAAACATACTTTTAATAGTTTCTACTAAACCTTTTTCTTTAACATCACCTAAAAATACTGCAAGTTTGTCTTTGGTTTTTTGTATCCAGTCTTGGAAGGCTTTGAGATCTGATTTAAAAGCTTCGCTGCCTAAATAATCTTTTAAATCTTTAACACCGCCGGTAGCCAAACTGGTCATTCCAGTACCTAAATCTCCCATTAGTGTTCCGACTGTGTCTAAGATACCACTATCAATGAGTGCATCTTCAAAAGCACTTCTTACATTTTGTATTGTTTGAGTAAAATTAGCAAATGTTTCTGTAAGGGGAGCTCGTCTTGCTTGTTCTGCTGCTGCTGCTGCTGCCGCTGCGCCTTCCTCTTGCATAGCTGCATATGTTTGGGTTGCTTGACGAGATCTTGCTGTCATCTGTGCAAACTCAGCTGCGCCTTCTGCACCTAACATTGCAGTAGTACCAGCAGCTCCCATGCTATCAGAAAGTTCATGAATTTTAGGAAGCATTGCCATTAATTCTTTTTGATATTGTGCCTGGCTAATAGCACCTGTAGCATTCTTTTCTTGCAGTTCTTTTAAACCTGCTACATTTGATTCTAAGAATTGTGCTAACGGACTTTGAGATACACCATCTGCCATATCTCCCATAGCATTAGCAAAGTCTTCGTTCATTATGTTAGCAGCAAACCCCATGTTATTATTAAAGTTATCTAGTGCATCACCACTTAGTCTTGCTGCTAAGACGTTAATGTTTGCAGCTTGGTTACGAGCATTTGCTTCGTCTTGTAGTTCTTTACGACTTTTACCAGTTACTTTTGAAAGTAAGTCTAGTTCTTTCATATATTTTTCAGCACCAGCAGCAAGTGACCTATCGGATCTTCCTCTAAGATTACCTGACAATGCTTGTCCTTCAATATAATCCATTAAGCCTTCGTTAACTTCTTCTTGAGTAAAACCTAGACGCATTAGTCCTGCTTCCTGCGACCTTAATACTTTTGATAATTTTCCGAATCTCATAGCACCTTCGGAACTAGTACCGCCTAAAAAACGTAGTCTTTCTGAATTGTTTCCAATTGCCGATGCAAACTGTTCTAAAGTTAACCCTGCTTGTGCGCTGGCATTGCGCATAGCCATCATGTCGTTACCAAACCCTGCACCAACTTGACTTAGTTGTTGAAACGAGGATAAACTTTTGTCAAAATAACTTGTTGCTTGTCCTAATACGCTGCCAAATATCGGAATAGCTTCAACAACTCCACCAATAGTTGTTGCTTCGGTCATTGCGGCACCAAAGTTTTTAACTATTCCTATAGTTCCGCCTATTATAGATCCAATGCCGCCTAATACTGACCCTAGTGTATTAGAAAACTTTTCTGTAGCAGATGTTGCGTCTTTTACTGATTTAGTATTCTGTTTACGTACTGTTGTGCCGCGGCTAACGGCTGTAGTATATAAGTCACTTGCTTTTGCTGCTGCTTTTGTGCTGCCTGCACCTCCGCCGCCGCCTCCACCGCCGCCGCCTTTTAATACTTTTAATATTTCTTGTAAAGTAGCTTCTGCGGCAGGACCGCCAGCAACATCAACAATTTTAACTTCTTCAGCCATTATTTAGAGTCCTGGTTATGTACGTATATAAATAAAAGAGATACATATCAATATAATGTATTTATACGGAGAAAAACATGTCAGAAATTAATACATCACAGGCGAATCCACTTAGTAAGTATTTTCGCCAACCTAAGTTGTATATCCCCTTGCCATCTAACGGTAAGTTTTACCCACCTGATGCGTTAGAAGTCTCAGAGAATGGTGAATATGCCATTTATTCTATGACTGCAAAAGACGAGTTAACAATGAAAACTCCAGATGCTTTACTAAACGGTCAAGCTACTGTTGAAGTAATTAAGAGTTGTGTTCCGGCTATTAAAGATCCTTGGCAAATGCCTAGTGTTGATCTAGATGCTATTCTTATTGCTATTAGACTAGCAACTTATGGCGAGGACATGACATTAAATGTTAAAACACCAGTTACTGGTGAAGAAAAACAAATGCAAGTTAATTTGAGAGAGTTGTTAGATACGTTTTCTAATAAAGAGTTTTCAGGTATTTTGCAACTACCCGAAATGACCGTGAGTATACAACCATTAACATACAAACAGTTTACAAAAAATGCACTTAAAACTTTTGAACAACAAAGAATTTTTAACATTGTAAATGACGAGAAAATTTCGGATGAAGATAAACTGCAAGCATTTACAAATAGCTTTGCAAAACTAACAGAAATTACTGTTGGTATGATGGTAGATCATGTATACAGTATAGAAGTAGACGACACTATTGTTACTGATAGAAAACATATCGAAGACTTTATGAAAAATGCCGATAAATCATTTTTTGAAAGCATTAGAACTCATCTTGAAAATGAAAAAAATAAATTTTCATTACAGCCGCTAACAGCTGAAGCAACTGAAGAAGAAATTGCACAAGGTGTTCCGGCTACTTATGAAATACCAGTTACATTTGATCAATCAAATTTTTTCGGGTAAGGATCTTGACATGGACCGTGCCTGAGATCCTTAGAGAAGTAAAGGTCCTTGAAGAAGAAAGCAAACAATTTAAATTTGAACTATCTAAGTTATGTTGGCATATGCGAGGAAGTCTTGGATACGACGAAGCATACTATCTTGGATACGATGAAAGAGAAATCATATCCAAGTTAATAGAAGAAAACTTTGAGATTACTAAGAAAACACAAATGCCTTATTTCTAGGCAGTTTTAAGTTTTTCAGTTCCTTTAACACCTGCTTGCTGTGCTTTTGCAGCGTCTGCTGTTGCTGGTTTTACACCTTTAGCAGTTAGTTGTGCTTTAATAAGTTCAGCAAGTTTAGGATCTTTCTTAGCAGCATTAATAATTGCTGTAAACTTAGGATTAGGCAATCCCATATCAAATGATGCTTGTACACCTAGTGCTTTATTAGTTTCAACGTCTACCCAAAGTGCGCCTTCCCAACGATAATCTTTTCCGCCTTTGTTTTGTACAGTTCCTTTTTCAATTGGACCGTCTTTAACTGCGGGACCTTTCTTATCTGCTGGTGCATCGGGTTTGCCGTCACCATCTGTATCTACTGTTGGTTGTTCCGAATCCGCACCTTTTTGTGCTGTATCCGTACCTGATGCATCTGCTGCTGGTTCTTGTGTAGGATCAAGTGCTACTTTACTAGTCTGTCCAATAGATTTAATTTGATCGTCTGATAGTCCTGCATCTTGAAGAATATTAGCAATACTACCTGAGTCGGTAGGTTCGCCCATTTTCTTCCACATTTTCATCAATTTGTCAGCAGTAACTTTGTTTCCGATATTCTTAGCAGTTTGTTTTATTGCTCCGCCAACTGCGCCTGCTGCTTTACCAGCTGCACCTTTTAGCTTGTCCATAAATCCTGCTTCTGCAAGATATAACTCGTAGCGTTCTTCCATCGACATAGATTCGCCTGCGGCTTTCATTATGCCTGCTCGACCTTTTAGATCGCTTGGATCTACTGCTGTTGCTTTACTGTCTACTCCTGCAATTTTTTTGTTTCCTGCTGCACTTGTTACAACGTCACCTGGTTGTACTTCATCGCCGCCAACTTTAAATGCACCTTTTTCGCCTGTACCTTGAATACTACCTTGTGCAACGGCTGCAATAGCACTGTTGGCCATTTCTAAGTTGCTTAAGAATTGATCGTTTGCTACTGCAATAGCTTTAGAAACTTCATTTTGCAAATTCATGTTTGCAAGGAATTCTTTTGTATCAAAAGATTTTGCAAAATCCCATAGCTGATTAAACGCATCAAGTGCTCCTGGATCTGTTGTACTACCAGTAGCTGCTGTAGCATCCTTTAATCCGTTAAGAAGAGTAGTAAACTCTGCAACTTGATCTTCAGGAATAACCATAGATCCTAAATCTTTTATAGATGAGAATCCAGGTACTTCAAATGTTTTTGTAAAGCCAACGTCTAGTGTTGTAAGTCCAGGTGCTTTGTCATATGGTATTGCATCAATACGTAATCCTTCTAACCAATCTCCAATACCTTCCAATGCCCATCCTGCAAGAGCACCATAAGCTGCTGTCTTAATTGACTTACCAATTGCTGTTGACAAGTCTGCACCTTTAAGCAATTCGTTTGTTGAACGTAGAATTAAACCTGCTGCTAAGCCGCCTGCCGGACCGCCTACAAACGCTGCCATAGTTGTTAAAATACCAACTGCTAGTGAAGCCTTGCCTGGATTTGCCTTTGCCCAGTCACTAATTTTAACAATGCCTTGAACAACTTTGCTGTCAGGCTTGTTTGCCATAATTTGCTGTTTTAGATCTTTAAACTTTTGGTCAGCATTTTTAACAGGGCCTGCATTTTTAGCCATTTTGCCAAGTTCGTTAATTTTAGCATCAACTTTCTTAGCAATCTCAACTGGAAGTTTTGCTGCGGCTGCTGCGCCAGCGCCAGCTTTACCTGCCAATGTTTTATTATCTCCGCTGTCCATTGCAACTTGTTCAGCACCACTAAAGATATCCATAATTTGATCTTTAGTAAGTTCTGCTTCAGCAAGTTTTGTGTACTGTTCAACTAGTGGCCATAGTTCTTTTTCCCATTTGCCTAAGTAAAGTATTTGTGTTTCAGTAAGATCCTGATAACCTTCAGTTAAGATCTGTGCTGTACGTGAATTATATCCAGTTACTTCTTGTAGTTTCATTATAAGGCCCCTGCTAGTACTTTTTTCTCTGTTGGTGTTAGTGCGTCAAGTTGTTTTTGTAATTCGGGTGGAATAGAAGCTGCTGCACCTGCTGCGGGTTTACCTTTTACAGGCATTGGAATAACTTTACCGGTAGTATCGTCTTTGCCATCACCGTTAGCATCATTAGGAGCAGCACCCATTGGTTCGCCAGTTGCATCATCTTTACCGTCTTTGTTTTTATCAACTTGCGGACTAGTTGGCTTTCCAGCAACATTAGTTCCTTGTCCTCCAGCCGCGCCAGCGGCGCCGCCTGCTCCGCCTTGTCCTCCAGCACCACCAGGTGCGCTAGGTTGCGCAGGTGCAGTGCTAGTTCCTGTTGAAGGGTCTCCATCTGCTTTAGCAGCATCTTGCGCTGCTGTCATTATTGCAGCATCAATCTGTTTAGGTGTCATTATGCCTTGAACACTTTTAAGATGCATATTGGGATAACCTTTAGACTTTAAAAATGCTGCAAGTTGCGGTCCTTGCATTTGTTTTAGATTAATACCTGTTTTGCCAGCATATCCTTGAAGTGCTACTTTTAGCTGTCTTGCTTCATCACCGACTTCAGCAGCGCCACCTAGTTTAGCAGCAGTACCTTTCATGCCAATAGCACCAGCTGCTTTAGCACCTAGTTTACGACCTACTTGTTTTAATAAGCCGACAGGTGCTTCATCTATTTCTTGTTTTTCCGTAATTATTTCATGAATGTTCATTGTCACAGTTATCCTAAACGTTTATTAAGTATATTTATGTAATTCGCTTTGCGAATTAAGTTTTCGCTAACGCTCAAACTACTTACTTCGTATTTAATTATGCGTGATAGAAGTGATTTATTATATGAAGATGCATTATTACGAAGTAATAATGTTTAAGTTTCATGTAGATCGTTTCAGTCAGACGGAACCTGTTACGGCCCCGTCGTCTCAAAAAAATGCGCTTCATGTGAGTCATGCTTGCAGCCGAGACATTGGAAGTAGGTGTTTATTATACTGCTACACAATGGGCTCTGACCTTTCCCAACCTACGTCGACATCGTTGTTTCCAACTACCTCTCG